CGCAACCCTTATTGCGGGGCGCGACAATATGCCACAGGATGTGATTATTCATGATGCGGAACATTCTGAGTCCACTGCTGTGTTCTTGGGCAATGAGAGTGTGACGGCTGCTAACGGTTTGCATTTACATAGCGCTGAAACTATCCAAATGACTTTGGGGCCAAATGATGAGCTGTGGGCGATTGCCGGTTCTGGAACCCCAGCGGTTCACGTTATTAGGATACAGAAAACAGACTAATGCCTTATTACATTACTGACCAGAACCCTGAGTGTGAGGGTTGGGCTACCGTGAAAGAGGATGGGGAGTTGCTTGCTTGCCATGCCACGAAACAGGATGCTATTGATCAGGGTGTGGCGGTTGCTTTAGCTGAGGACAGCACGTTCGAGGGGGAACGGTCTGAGCAACGCCTTGACTCTGGGCCTCCTGCCGTCATTGTGGATATTGATGGCACGTTGCTTTTCAATGATGGTGTGAATGAGCGCCTGGTGCGCTATTTGGACAGTTTTGATGACACTGAGATTGTGATTATCACGGCACGTTTAGAAGCTGATAGGGCTGACACTGTTGCACAGTTAGATAATGCGGATTTGGATTATGACCAACTGATTATGAAACCTGATGCTGACATGTCTAGCCCTGACTTCAAAGAGGAAGCCGCTAAACAACTTTTGGAAACCTGGAACGTCATGGTTGCTATTGATAACGATGCTGACAACCGTGAACGCTATCGAGGGTTAGGGATTACCGCTATTGATGTGGATGAGGTTCCTGATGTGAATGAGGATCGGGAAACCCGCCAAGTGGACTTGACCCCACCGGCTTACATGCGTGCGAGTGCCCGCAGAGGGCTTGAGTGGCACGCTGAGGGACTTTCTGGCGATGGTCTACTGGATAGGACAGTGCGTGAAGCTAGGGCGTTAGCGCAGGGCACAGTAACAGCGGAGAAATGGGTGCGGTTGCGTGCTTTCCTCGCTCGACACATGGTGGACTTTGATGCTCCTGCCGCTTCCCCCGATCACGAAAGCTTCCCCAGCCCTGGTGTTGTGGCGATTGCTTTGTGGGGTGGGGGGACAACTAAGCGCAGTGCGCAACGCGCATCAGACTACGCCGAGGGTGTCATTGCTAGAATAGAAGCAGAAAATGAAGGCCGAGCTAAGGGGCAAGCATTGAGCAAGATGGAAACCCGCGTTACCGTTACTGATTTTGAGGTGCGTGAGGAACAAGATGGGATGCACTTGACTGGGTATGCAGCCCGATTCAATGAGGCTTCTGAGCCTTTACCATTCAGGGAATATATTGCGCCTGGTGCGTTCAAGCGTTCTCTGCAATCCCGTAACGATGTGAAACTGTTGTGGAATCACGATAGTTCTACCGTGCTGGGATCCACTAGGGCGGGTACTTTGAAGCTCACTGAGGATAACCAGGGTTTGCGTGTGTCAGCTATTCTCCCTGATACTCAGGCTGGGCGTGATGCCAAAGTGCTTATCAATCGTGGCGATGTCACAGGGTTTTCTTTCGGTTTCACTGTTCCCCAGGGTGGGGACTCATGGAACGAGGATGGTACGGAGCGCACGTTGAACGCGGTGCGCCTCATGGAGGTTTCTACTGGTGTGGCGTTCCCCGCATACCCCACAACTAATGGCACTGCTTTGGTGCGTGGTTGGGACAAGGTTGCTGAGCGTGCTGAGGTGGATGCTGATGCGCTTGCTGATGCGTTGTTGAAGATTGAGAACGGTGAGGACATTAGCACTGATGATCGCCAACTGATTACAACAGTGTTAGACAAGTTGGCTCCTGCTCAAAAGGTTGAGGAACCTAAGGGCGATTTGGAGATGCTTGCTTTGAAGAAGAAGAAGCTCGAAGTTTTGATGGGACTCTAATGGCTACTAAAGATGACATCAAGAAGGCAATCTTGGCGGTTGCCGGTAATCCTGTTTCTGGCAGTATCGCTGCTTTAGCTGATGAGATGGCTGAGGCTGTGTTCGTGTTGGATAATCCTTCTGCCGTGACACCCGCAAGGGTGAAGCCTACTAAGGGCACCGTTCGGCAGGCTGAGAAAGAAACTCGCGTTGTGGAGGCTGCTGAGCAGCGTTAGTGAGTTTTCCCCCGCAGGTTCTTCCCCTTTCTTTTCCTGCGGGGGTTTTCTCTTTTGTGTTGGTTGTTGCATTACCAGCCATCAGGTGTATAGTGATACCCACTAGCTACAAGAAAGGGAATCAAATGAGCTACCAGGTAACAGAAACACAGAACAAGACAGTGACCAGGATCTACAACCTCGATGGCCCAAAGTTGGCAACCATCACATCCTTCTGGGACATGCTGGTTTCGAGCAAGGCCATTGAAGGCTATGAGGTAACTGAGAACTAGGAAGCGACTAGGAGGCCCTCCCTTCGGGGAGGGTTTTCCTTTGCCTAGAAGTAAGGGTACCCTTACCTAGTAAACTAGGGGTACCGGATTTGTGCGTTATCGCTGCTGGTAGCTGTTGAGCGTTACCGCCATAGCGAAAACAACTAATCAAACTATTTGGAAGGACTACTATGTCTGAGTTCATCAAGACTCAGGAAGAAGCCCGCGCCAACCTGACCATGCAGATCCGTGAAGTTATTGACGGTGCAGAATCAGAAGCGCGTGGACTTGACTCCGCTGAGTTGGAAAAGATTGACCGTATTGAAGCTGACATTCGCCGTGCGGATGAGGCTTTGGAAGTTGCTAAGCGCAACGCTGACCGTACTCGTGAAGCTGCTGAGGCTTCTCGCGGTCTTGAGGTTGTTGAGGAAGCACGCAGCGCTGCTGACGTGTTCCGTTCAATGGCTCGTGGCGAGGTTCGTGGACACAACTTCACGATGGAGCAGCGTGCAACGCTAGTTCCTTCTGCTAACACTGTTCCTGTTAGCTTCCTTGACCGTGTTTACGCTCTTGCTAAGCTCGTTGGCCCTTACCTCGAAACTTCTGAGGTTTTCCAGCGCGACTCCGGCAACGACCTGCGTATCCCCGTGATGACCGCTTACAGCACTGCAACTGAAACCGCAGCTGGTGCAGCGATGGATGAGTCCGAGAACACTTACAGTTCTCTGCTTCTTCAGCCTGCCAAGCAGGGCTTCATTGTCAAGCTCGCTAACGAGCTGATCAGTGACGCTGGTTTCGACATCGAAAGCTCTATTGCTGAGAACGCTGGTGTTGCTATCGGTACTCGCGTGAACACCATTGTGAACACTGCTGTTGAGGCTGTTGCTGGTCTTGGTGTCACCGCTGCTTCTGCAACGGAAATCACCACCGATGAGCTGATTGAACTGGCTTTCTCGGTTGATGGTATGGCACGCATGTTGCCTGGTGCTGGCTTCATGGCTAACACTGCAACTCTCGCAAAGATCCGCAAGCTCAAGGATGGTAACGGTGCTTACATTCTTGACCCCGTAGTTGGAGGCCCTGACCTTCTTCTCGGTATGCCTATCTACGAGAACCCTGCTGTGGATGCTCCTACCACTGGAAACAAGTCTGTACTGTTTGGTCACTGGCCTTCGGTGAAGATTGCAACCACTGGTTTGGAAACCTCTGTGTCGAGCGATGCTTACTTCGCAAACGACATCACCGGCTACCGCTTCACCTACCGTGTTGCTGCTGGTGTTGCCAACGGTGCAAACCACATCAAGTACCTGATTCAGGCCTAGTCTGTTTCACAGAAACCCCTCATCGCCTATCACGGGCGGTGGGGGGTTTCCTCGTTAGTGGACACAAGGTGACGGGTAGAATAGAACCTGGAGGATTTACATGGCTATCGAAAACGGATATTGCACACTTTCCGATGTGAAAAATGCGCTGAGGATTCAAGACACAGTAGATGACAGCCTGCTTGAGATAAGCATTGAGGCAGCATCGCGTGAGATTGATGGTTGGTGCGAACGGTTCTTTTACTCGACAAGCGCCACACGGGTTTACCTGCCTACTGATTCGTTCACTACTTACACTGATGACATTCAAACTGTGACTACTTTGAAGGTGGATACT